TTTCCTCGTAACAGAATAACCAACCATTTTATTAATTAAGGAGTTATATGAAAAAAGGTATTTTGTTAATCGCACTATTGGCAACATTTGGTGTCGCTCAGGCTGTTGAAGTTGGAGTATTTGGTGCTAAAGATGAATCGCATCAAGATTCTGGTAAAAACCATTCTCACTATGGTGTAACTGCTGGTGAGCAATTTGGTAAAGTTTCTGTTGAGGGAGAATTTTCTCGTTTGAATCAATCAGCAAATAACCAAGACAAATACAGCGTTGTTGCTGGTTATGATATCTACAAACTTGGTAATGTTACTCTAACACCAAAGGTTGGCGCATCATATTTGAACAACGTAGGATCAACTGCTGACGGATATGCGTTGCGTGTTGGTGCTGGCGCATCTGTTCCATTGGGTGGTGGTTTTAAAGCAGGTGTTGACTTCTATCGTCAATACGGTCAAGATCGCGTAAGCGCATTTGATGGTAATACTGTTCAAGCAAGTCTAAAGTATTCATTCTAATATGAATATTCAGCCAATGAAGAAGTTTGTTCTTATTGCAGAGAACAAACGAGAAAATACTACTCAGTCTGGTATTATTCTTGAAGGCGCTGGATTTGATCAATCAAAAACTGGCACTGTTCTAGCCATTGGTCCTGACGTCACTGATGTAAAAGTCGGTGATGTTATTTACCTTGAGTGGAACAAAGGTGCGATTGTTAAGATTGGTGATGCTCAGCGCATTATGATCAAAGAAGAATTTATCGTTGCGGTCGCCGAGTAATGAAAGCTGCAGTATTGTGCAATGGACCATCTAGATTTGCCTTTAAAGGTAAACTAGGGTATGATTATGTTATGGGATGTAATATTCCCTGGACAACTGTTGATGGTACTGTTATTACGGATGGCAATATCATGCATGCATGGTTTGCCAAACCAAATTTAATTCAATGTAAGGAAGATCAAGTATTTGTTACTAAACAAGCATGGAGAACTGCAGGTGAATTAAAATTTCAGGATTATATTGAGAATCGTTATGCTGTAAATATAATTGATACTGAATATAAAGTTCCAGAAATGTATAGTTCAGGGCATGTTGCTGCTTCGATAGTTCTAAATATGTATGTTGATGTTATTGACATATATGGTTGCGATTCTTACTTCACTAATACTGTAGAAAGTTTTACAAGTACATATGTTAATGATGTTAACAAAGATTCTGAACAACAAAGAATTGATGCTTGGAGAAAACATTGGAATGCTCTTCAAAACAAATATTCTGAAGTAGAGTTTAATTTTATTAGATTATAAATGATAAGTGAGTTGGGAACTCTCAATAAAAGTTCTATTTTATTAACTACACATCACATCACACATCACACTAAATTCACTTTTAGGAGATGTGAGAATGAAAATAGGATATGTTTACTGGATTCACCATGAAAACCAGTTAGATCCAACAGAACATGGATACATTGGGGTTTCCAATGATCCAAAACGAAGATTACGGGAACATAAAAATAGTTCTGGTAATTTGCTGTTAAAAGAAGCATTTGAGAAAGATTCTAATATAAAGATGGATATTCTTTTTATTGGTTCATATGAGTGTACATTAATGCGTGAAAAATGTTTTAGACCAAAAAGAAATATTGGTTGGAACATTAATTCTGGTGGTAAGGTTCCTCCAGATGCAACAGGAAAAGTTAGAAGCGAAGAAACTCGCAGAAAAATTTCTTTAAATAATGTTGGTTTTAAGGGAAGAAAACATTCTCAAGAGACTAAAGAAAAGATGAGCATGACTCATCAAAATATCCCTGGAAAACCTCATACAGAGGAAACCAAGAGGAAACTTTCTGAAATAACCAAAACCAGAAGGAACACACAGACAAAGGAAAATTTATGACAAATTCAGTAATGAATGCGTATCATATCCGTCTTGAACTTTTAAAAATGGCGAAAGACATGCTAACTGAAGATTATTTTGGTAAGCGTGAAGTAATTAGCAATAACTGGCATGCCAAGTTAGACATTGCTAAATTAAATGGTGGTGAGTTACCTGAACATCCAGGATTCCCGACTTATCCATCAGAAACTGATATCATTGCAAAGGCTCAAACCCTTAATGGTTTCGTTTCAAACATCCCACTAGATACTAAGACTAATAGCAAAAAGTCCACCTGATAGGGATTGAGAGAGAGCATCCGCTCTCTTTCTTTTAACTAAAAAGGAGATTATATGCGTAAATATCGTATATACATACCAATTATATTATTAGGAATCTGTGCAATACTTCTAACCAGAAATGCATTATCTGATTCATTAATACTTGATGTAGGTTATAATCAATTAACCAAGGAAAGTCAAAAAGAAGTTGATTGTCTAGCAGACAATATTTACCATGAAGCAGGATATGAATCCGAAGATGGTAAAAAAGCAGTCGCAATGGTTACGCTTAACAGAACTCAAGATCCACGATTTCCAAAAGATATATGTGGAGTTGTTAAACAAAAAACCTTCTGGCAAGGTTTAACTGTTTGTCAATTCTCTTGGGTATGCGCCCCATTCAAAAATAACAAAGATAGTGTCGCATATCAACAATCAAAAGATGTAGCATTGTTTGTTTATGCTAACTATGAGAAATTAAAAGATATAACCAAAGGTGCGTTATATTATCACGCAGATTATGTTAATCCGAAGTGGAAGTTAGAGAAGACTACCGTAATTGGTAGACATATATTTTATAAAGAGAGTGGTAAATACTATGATGTCAAAACTGAATCTGCAACTGAAGGAAGAACAATCAAAACATTCTTTTCTATTACTGATGGAGGAGATAACCCTTAATAGTGTTAAGAACGCTGTTGAGTGGATCTTTGAAGCCAACTTTGCTGAAGAAAGACCAGAACTTCTTAATTTAATTATCACAAGTCCAGGTGGCGATTTAAATGCAGCTTTTGCTTTAATCGATACAATGCGTGGATCTGCAATTCCAATTAGAACTATCGGTCTTGGTCAAGTTGCTTCTGCTGGTCTAATGATCTTTATTGCTGGAAGTCCAGGTCATCGAATTCTTACTCCAAACACATCAATTTTATCCCATCAATATTCATGGGGTGCAATTGGTAAAGAGCATGAGTTGTTTGCAACTGTTAAAGAATTTGATTTAACAACAAAGAAAATGATTGCTCATTATAAAAAATGTACTGGTTTAAAAGAAGCGGAAATTCGTGAGATGTTGCTTCCACCTCAGGATATTTGGTTAAGTGCGATTGAAGCAAAGAAAATGGGATTATGTGATGCAGTTAAAGAATTATCTTAAGTATTCTGGTATATGGGTTTCTCTTGCAGTAAATCCATATCATTGGAGATTTCATAAAGAGTTTAATAAACCAAACGATATGGATCCGTCAATGTACAGTTTGTATTTGACATTAGGTCCAATTTCGATTCGGCTTGTTATTGATGATGGTAGTTGGTAATTAAGGAGAATTAAATGGAAAATGATAAAGTGTTTATTCTTGCAATTTTAATTGGTTTTCTTTCAGTTGTTGGAGCATTTAGTTTTAATCAATACGCAGAATTAAAATCTATGGAGAGAAATATTGAGTCTGCAATTGTAAAGGGCATCGACCCAATTGCAGTCCGCTGTGCATATAAGTCTCAAGATCCTATTTGCAGTATCTACGCTTCCAAGTCAAAATAACCCTATATTTCTGAAGGTTTTATCAAAAATCGCTTTACTTTGATTTTATTTTAGGGTATAATATATACTGTGATTGACTCTTTTATTAAATTATGCAAATGATTTTTACCTCTCCTGGAAAATCCAAAAAACGCAAACCAAACGCTAGACAGCGTGAGTTAGATGCTTCTTGGGAAGCATTAAAAAAGAAGTATGCCACAAAGACGATTGTGACGCCAAAGCAATCACTCAGTGATGTATACTCGCTTGGAAAACCTGCTTGTCGTGAGACACCTAAGATTCCGAGTCTTCCATTTAGTGGTGGTCCATGCCCAGTAAAACCAAATCCAGTTTATACTGGAACAAAGGTTAAAGGTATTGGTACTATGCATAAATCAAATGCTGTTCCAATCTTTAGCGATGAAGAAGCTGTTGCAATCGCAACGATGCGGAGGAATTAATGGAACCAAAAGACTCTGCATTTATTAAAATAAATGCAAAACAATTGGCTAGTTTATATGAACCAAATCCAAATAATCTAGATATTGTTGAACGTCTTCTTGAGAATTCTGATTACAAAGATGCAAATGATATTATTTCTAAAATAAAACTTGACATACAAAACTAAACAAGGTATAATATATTATGGATTACAAAGCAAAACGTCAAGAACTTCTTATTGAGAAAATGAAACTCGGTAAATTCTTTACAATGTATTTGGATAAATTTGAACGTAAAATGGATCCTGAAAATCCAAACACACCTATCTGGAAATTGTTTAAAAAAGAATCTGAGAAGTATAGTAAGGTTTGTCAAGAAATTCGTAATTGTGAATATTGGATAAAGAAAAATGTTTAAATCATCAAATGATTTTTCAATGCATATTGAACAGATCGTTCACGAAAAGAAAATTAGTTACATGGAAGCAGTTCTTCAATATTGTAAAGAAAACTTTATTGAACCAGAGGATATTGCTAAACTTGTAAATAAATCTCTTAAAGATAAATTAGAAGTAAATTTTCAAGATGAGAATTATTTGCCAAAAAAGGCAAAACTAGATATTTGATATGGACGGATTTAAAGCATACCGTTATTACCTAGCAATTAAATTACATTTTACCTCTGAAAAATTTAACGTCTTCGAAAATCGAGGAAACGTAAAAGGTTCACGTGAAGCATTTAATGCTCGTAATGACAGATATATTTTTGAGAAACTGGCGAGAAAGTTTAACTCAGATCGAGAAATTATTCAGTTCTTTGTTGCTAATTTTGCCTATGGTAATGAGTCTGCAATTTATGCAGGTCAGGAAGCTGATGATAATCTTCTTGAATGGAATAAAAGAAAGCAAAGTATAAGTCGTATTTTTATTGACGATTTGGCTAGTTTATTGACTTATGTTGATGTAAATAAACTACATACTTCTAGTATTTTTGATTTTAAAAATAATGAATATCCTGCATCATTAAAATTATTCTTGGGTGGTAAGATATCGATAGAAACCCTTGTAATTGTAAATGAATTGGATCATGTTGTTGAACATTGGATAAGTAATCCTACTGTGCAACATATTTGGGGTGCTGAATTATTGCGAATAAAAAAGTTGACTGGATTCGTTAAATACGATAAAATAAAACTTGGGCAAATCTTTAAACATTTTGTAGAAGAATTAGACTGAAATGGGTCGTACATATTATAAAGCATCAAAATCTTTTGATGATGAGAATTCTAGTAAGCGTTCAGGTAAAACTGCTAGACATACCAATGGTAAAAAAACAGGAGGTATGAGAACGCTAAATAACTATGTTGAAGAAGATTATGATTTTGAAGATGACGTCTTTGATGACGAAATTGAATTGAATGATAATATAGAAATACAACATACTAAACATAAACCGTAAATACTAATACAAGGAAATAAAATGGATATTCAAACACTCCGTAAAATGCGCAATCAAGACTTCAGCAAAATCGCTGGAGAATTCGATAAAATCTCAAATCCCCAATCAGGCGAAAAGAAGTCATATGATGATGACCGATTCTGGCGTCTTGAGGGCGACAAAGCTGGCAATGGCACAGCGACAATCCGATTCCTACCTCGTGTTGAGGGTGATGAACTTCCTTGGGTTCGTATCTTCAGTCATGGCTTCCAGGGTCCAACTGGTAAGTGGTATATCGAGAACTCCCTAACAACTCTTGGTGAAAATGATCCAGTAGGTGAAATGAACACCATGCTTTGGAACTCTGGTTCTGATGCAAACAAAGAGATTGCTCGTAAACAAAAACGTAAGTTGAGTTTTATCGCAAATGTCTTGATCGTTTCTGATCCAAAACATCCTGAGAACGAAGGACAGGTTAAACTGTTTAAATTTGGTAAGAAAATCTTTGATAAGATTATGGACAAGGCTCGTCCAACTTTTGAAGACGAAACACCAGTGAATGTGTTTGACTTATGGGAAGGCGCAAACTTTAAATTGCGTATGCGTAAGAAAGATGGTTATGCTAACTATGATGAGTCAGTATTCTCTGACCAATGCCCAGCTGCAGGTTCCGATGAGGAATTGGTGGCAATTGTTAATGCACAACATAAGTTGTCTGAATTCACTGATCGTAAGAATTTCAAATCTTATGATGAGTTGAAGAAAAAACTTGAACAGGTTCTTTCTGGTGATGCATATACTGCTAAGTCAGCAGCATCTGTTGATGAAGATGAATTGCCAGTTGCTTCTGCGCCTAAGATTGCATCTAAACCAGCACCTGCTCCAAAGGCTTCAATGCCAGAAGATGACGATGAAGATGTAATGTCTTATTTCCAGAAAATTGCTCGAGAAGAATAATTGAGCTAGATGGTTGAAAAGGGAGCTCGGCTCCCTTTTTTATGCGTATCTTTTTGCTACGTAACTACTTACGGAAGATTCTTGGTTACGTATTGGTGATTTAATAACTTGAGTAGTTGAATTATTAGTTGTTACTGGTGCATTTACCACACTAGTATTATTGTTTGCAGCAGGTGTTGCGGCAGCATCAGCATTCTCAGCAGATTTTTGTTCAACAACATTACCTTCTTGTGGTGGGGTTGCTGCTTCAGGTTGTTTATTTGAAGATTCTGCATCTGGTTTGAATGGATAAAATGGACCAATGCTAACTTCTTTTCCAACAACAGGTATTTTAAATTTTATTTCTGGTATTCCAATGTTTTCAATTAAAGACATGAACGAATCTTTAATACCACCAATAAAATCTGTAAATGGTTTAATAAGGTGATCTCCTATCCATTTACTAAAATCTCCAATTACTTCTTTGATTGCGTCTTTATCAAACAATCCAAAGGTTAAGAAATCAACTATACCAGCAAGCCCAGCTATAAGTGCTTTACCAATATCGCCTGTTTTCATAAACTCATCGAAACCATCCATAATACCTTCAAATAAAACACCAACGATCATACCGATAGCAAATATTTTACCAAGAGATTTAAGTATAGTTCCTGGATTAAACAAAGATTTAAATGCATTAATTAAACCTTTACCCAAGAAACTCATAATTGTATCAAGTAATCCACCACCTTCTGGTTTCTTTTCTTCTTTAATTTCCTTATCTTTACCTTCACCACCTCTAGTATTTTCTTCAATCTTTGATAGAAGTTCAGTTTCCTTTTCAGCTTCACGCTGTCCTTCTTCTGCTGCCTCAGCACCTTGCAACGATTCAGCTGCAGTAGCTGTTGCGCTTGGTGCTTTTGCTGCAGTTGCTCCTAAACCAGCAACAGGGTTGGAAATTCCAGCTGCAGGTTGAAATTGTTGCTGAGGTAATAGACCAGCCAGTTCAGCATTCTTTTTGTCAGGACTAAACTGTCTTGTGCTTCTATCATATTTACCCAGTTCTTCAGTGTGTGCTTGTCGTTTTTCTAACAATGCAGCAAACTCAGGACTTTCACCCTTTAAGAATTCTTCATCAGTGGTTCCTGCTTTAGCCATGTGTGCTTGTATAGTTTTCTCATTATCGGTAATTTTATTTTTTGATTGACGAGCACCTTTATAATCTTCTTTGAGTCTTTTCTTAAAATCTGCTGAAGATTCATTTGGCATTGCTTTTGCGCCAAGTGCCTTTTGTTGTTCAACAAACTTATCTCTGTCGAGAGTTTTATTAAAGATACCACCAACATTCATTGCACCAAGAACAGTTCGTTTTAAACCACCATTGGCAATTCCATATTTTTCTTTAACACCAGAAACGCTGTCTTTGAACTTTTCACCAAGAGTTTTAACTGACTTCATACCCTTTACCATGTCAGCAATATCTTTGGTTTCTTTATCCCATTCAGCTTGAAACTCTGCTTGTGTTTTGTAATATTTTCTGCTATTCTTTGTTTGTTCTTTTAACTGAGAAAGAATTTCCTCTTGAATCTTTTGACTATCTGCCCCACCAGTTGCTTTTTGTAGTTTCTCATGATCTCTTGATAACTCAATTAATTTTTTAATTGAAGTTAATTCGCCCAATGATTGTTGTTGTGCTGCAAGCAGATTTTTAAAATCGCTTGAACTTACGTGGACGTTCATTTGTGGTTTTGCCATTTTTACATTCTCTTTTTAGATTCTAATCTTTTCTTTTCTTCTTCCAGATAGTTAATTAACATGGCAACATACACTTCACGTTCAAAGGGTATCATATCTTCAATCTCTGCTAAGG